CTCCTTGTTACAGGAGCTAACCTGGGGAAAGATCCCCCCACCTCATTTGGTGCTTTTCGCGCTTATCTGAGCCCACGGACATGGTTGGACATATCTCATGATTGGACCGATGAACCATTTACGATATCTGTATCTCAGGAAACTGGGACTCACATAGAGCACCCGAAGCTGACTGAAAATCACGACTCGCTAGAACCTTACTGCTCGAAAGGCAGGTAACAAGGTTAGTGTCTGATTCATCCTGTGTCACTCGATCTAACTAGGATGTAGATGGAGCGTATCTCCCATGTTCACTCCTTATCAAGGAGTGGGAGAGAAGCCTTTATATAAATCCACCGGGGTAGTCTCAGACTTACCCTTATGATGGTTTTAATGAAAACGCCTAGGTGGCCTCTCGCGAGGCTAAAGCGCTCAGGGGGTAAGCCAAGCCCCATGCCCTAATCGATAATCCGTTAAATCTAAGAGTTTTATGTCTAGGATCTAACAAATTGGTTCGGAAGAGCAAAATTTGTTTAGAATCCAGGGATTTAGAACGTCCTGCCTATCAAGGCTGGCTGCGGCCCCGCAAGGGAAACCGAAGTCCAATTCTACGACTTAAACAGTCGTTAAACACTCCTAAAACTTATGAATTTCAAAAGATTTAGTATTGCAAAGAAGCCATTTGATGCTTCTAGAATCGGTGCCATGGCCTTTGTAAAAGGAGGCCGACCAATGTTTAAACATCTGATAAAGACTGTTTACGCATTGGGTGGATCTATAAACCCAACCTGGATTAGACAAATCTACCTTTTTCTTCAAAAGGTTAATTTCTTACACCGTCATGGTGGCAGTCCCATGGTAGTTAAATACCTAAAGGTCTGCTCAGTGGTGGTGCAACAAATATGCGCAGGATACCGTGTATCCGACTTGACGCCATTAGGGATGCGAATCTCTAGGTCCAAGTCGGGATTACCAAGATGTATACCTCGAGATATGAGAAAACATATCAAGCGGTTAAATCCGAAGGTAGTGAAATTTTACCTAACCTTATTCTCTATGTTTAGAGATATCCATTTTATTGGAAAATTAAAGTTAGGGACTATTACATCTCCTTCAACTGCTTCTCAATCAGCCCATATCATTAGTTCGAAAACCAAAATCTTCGCGGCTCTTTGTCGTGATGATAAAAGTAGAACTATGATGGAAACTGTTAATCATCTGTCGATTTTCACGACAGCTGGACCCTTTACATTCACCAGGCTAGGGGAATATAATTCTTCACCTCCCTCTGTTATTAGAGCCTTAAAATGGTTCTATTCCAGTCCGGAAGGTGTTAAATTACACCCTAGCTTGATCTTCATCTTAGAATACTTCAAATCTGAAGCTGTTCTATCAATGATGAACCTGTTAGTACGATCTAAGGCTTTGGTAAGCCCTATTTCTGGATACTCTCAGGGTAAAGTTTCGTCTCCAACTCCACAGACCGTAAACCGGTTTGCGGGGAAATTGGCGATTAAGGAAGAAGCAGCTGGTAAAGTGAGGGTGTTTGCTATGGTGGACCCTTGGACACAATGGGCTCTATCGCCTCTTCACAAGCTTCTATTTAAGATGCTTTCGAAGATACCGATGGATGGAACTTTCAACCAGTTAAAACCCTTAGATAGGGTTCCCTGGGGGAAAGCTCCCATTTACTCCTTTGATCTATCAGCAGCTACTGATCGTTTACCTCTTAGTCTTCAAATGAGCCTTTTATCAGATCTTTTCTGTAAAGACTTAGCGGAGCACTGAGGAAATTTACTAACTGGTCGAAGTTACCAGACCCCTAGGTTGGACCCTCGTATGCTTCCTGGAAAGGGTATTTACCCTGATTCAGTAAAGTATACTGTCGGTCAACCAATGGGTGCCTTGTCTTCTTGGGCCATGTTAGCGATCACCCATCACTACATAGTACAATTCTGTGCTTGGACAACGGGTGTTGTCTCCGAATCTAAATGGTTCAGGGATTATGCCATTCTGGGTGATGATATCATCATCTGGAATAAACCCGTTGCCTTAAAGTATTTATCGGTCCTAAGGATCTTAGGAGTTGAGGTCAACTTATCAAAGTCTATCATTTCCAAAAAAGGAACTGGATTAGAATTTGCTAAGAAGACTCTAGTAGGTGGTTTGGATTTATCACCCATCCCATTTGCAGAGCAATCTGCGGCTACTAGAAATTGGTCGTCAGCCATCGCCTTTAAGCGACGGCATGAACTAACCGATCTTAACTTCCTTCGATTTCTTGGGTACGGGTATAAGGTTGATCCCAATAAGAATAATTCCTTAAACAGGATTATCTCATTGGCCTTATCCATTCCTACCTCCGACAAAGAATTTATCGAATTCTTTTCCCTTAAACGAGAGTTTATCGACCTAATGGCCCATAAAGTCCCATTGAGGGTTGTCCGAAGTACTATGGTAAGGACCATATGCCAGCATATGGATACTCTGTTAAAGCAAGCCAAAGCCTGCAAGAGTCAGCTTATCTACACCGATTGTTCTGTTTATATAGATTCAATTGGTCCCTGGAAGTCAAATTCTGCAGTTGTCGATAGGGAAATCATTGCGAAATATTTCTTCAAATATATTGATGAGTTAGATTTAGTTGTTAATTCAATTAAAGCTAATTATCCATATGAGGAGTTAGATTTCTTTGTGAACTCTATTGATCGGTTTACTCCAGAAGTTCATTTGCCCGATCAATACTCGGGAACTCGTTTGGCCTTTGCGTTAAGAAACACAATAAGGTCACTCTTCATTGCTGAAGAGAAACTATCGAGAATCCAAGTAGACATATTCGCTACCCCAATTTATAAGCCTTCTTTTTCTCCAACATATGTTGAATCTAAGAGAATGCTTAAGTTGTGGTACCGATGGTCGAACACCTTAGAGAAGATTAAGAAAATAGATTAATCTAATAATCTAAAACAAGATAAGAATGATAAGATTTATGTCTAAATTCACCTTCGCCTATAGGAGTCTAACAAGATTCCTTAGTCGGGGTGCTTTAGCAAGAGCTGGTATTCTTAGAACTATAAGCTTACGTCCTGGTTCCTTGTCACATGTATCCACTTTCATTAAACTGAAAGTATGGATATACTATGTGATCGGAGCTCAGTTCGTTTTCCTGCTATTATTGGGATTAATCTCAATAGTATTAGGTAAGCTTACTTCGACGATTCCAGTATCTTGGATGACATTTGTTACATCATACCTACCCTTCGATCTACCAGATCTTTATAAGTTGATTACTTATATAGCTACGGTAAATATCGCATGGTTAGCGTTGGTAACCTTCAATCATTTCACAGACGTATATACGATGTTTTTACAGATAAATGACCAAAGTTTCTTTGGAATTTTAGGTGTACTTTCATCATATTATTACGTAACCTGCTGGTCAATGGGGTACGAATTCTTCGTAACCCTGTTCTCAGCACCTATGAATATTGGGGAAACTAAAGCGATAGGTGAACTTATATTGGCTTATGGTTATTGGGGACAGTCAATCAGTGACTTGGGGCAATGGATCTTATCCATTGCTCCCTTATATACACGCCCATGGCTTAATGCCATTGGGGGATGTATATCTGATGGTTGGACATGGTCAGCAGGGTATATCCTTTATGCGGTAAAATCCGCTTGGACATATTCTGTTGGAACCGTTGCCACAACCATAACTCCTGATGTCCCTAATATCTTACAGCCGTATGTAAATTCAACTATGTATGGTGTCGCAAAGATCATCACTGGATACATCGTGATTAAAGTTGTTAAGATAGCAATGTCTTACTTCTTCTAATCTCATGTTGAAAGTCTTTGATCTTGTTCTTAGGTACCCAGGTTGGCAGATCCATTACTAGGATGACATCTCGAAAGAGTTGATCTCCTAGAAATATGAATTCGCGTCTGAGCGACCCCCTTCC